GGCATCGCTGAGGTCGGCATCGCTGAGGTCGGCACCGCGGAGGTCGGCACCGCGGAGGTTGGCACCGCGGAGGTCGGCATCGCTGAGGTCGGCATCGCTGAGGTCGGCATCGCTGAGGTCGGCACCGCTGAGGTTGGCACCGCGGAGGTCGGCATCGCGGAGGTCGGCATCGACGGCGACCGCCTCCTGCAAAGCCTGCCGAACATCCTGCGCGTTCTCGGCCGTATAGAGGACCTTGCCGCTCCATCGGTTCTTGATCTGGATCATTCAGTGCTCCTTTCCGGGGCAGCACTAGCCGCCTCCTTGAGTTCTGATAGGGCCTTGAAGTCAGAGAGGGACTGCGCAGCAATGCAGCCGACACACCAGTGATCACGCTCGGCGCGCTCTCGACACGTGCGGGCGCTCGTCCTGACTAAGCACCCTTCAGGGCCGATCTGCTCCAGCCCCTCTACCAATGGGTTGGAGGCTGAGGCGGGGAGAACGGAGACGGTTTGCGTGGGGCCGTGTTCGCCGCCGTTAGTGCAGAACCGGGCGAATAAGGGCATCCCGGCCGTCAGCTCCCCACACTCCCACCTCACATGGGTCGCGTGACCCGCATTTCGATACGTCAAATGGGCGGGACGCGCCCGTCTCTCCCGCCGTTGTTCAGCTATCCCGGCTCCACGTACTTCCAGCGCCTTCTTCAGCAGTCTGCGCTTGCGATAGGTCGTGTCCCCGGTGGCGGCACAGAGTTTGATCGGGATCTCGGAGAGGATCAGGTCCGCCTCCGGGGCCATGAGGAGCGGGATCGCGGTGAGCACGTCGTGCAGGTGCATCGTGGCGAACCAGTCCGGTAGATCGGGCTCGTAGAGGAGTTCGAGAAGGGGAGCTTGGCTGATTTTGAGTTCGCGCTTGAACTCCGCTCGGGCGCGGGTCACTTCGCAGCCCTTGATCCCGGCCTCTCTCGCCTGGGGGTTCACGCTGGCTGCTTTCTGCGCATGCGCTCGTTCAACGCCTCGAAGTGCAACCGGTTCGCCGTGGCGAGCTTGCGGGACTCAGCGAGGATGTTGGCCTCGGTCGGAGCTACGCCGCGAGCGATGAGGTTGAGGAATCCGTTGTAGACGAACGCCTTGTCTTCGTCGGTTTGATCCCCGAGCGTTGCTGCTGCTTTGCGGGCACGGGCCTTGTCCTCGAACTCGGTGGTGCGAGAAGCGGTGAGCGTCTGCTGGACGATGGCTTTGACGGTCTTGGAATCCATCAGCCGGCACCTGCAATCGGGGTGCCAGACAACGCCTTCGAGAGATTCAACGCATGGTTAACCTCAAACCACTCCGTGCCACGGAACGTCTCAGAGAGACGGAACGCTTCGTTAACGCTGTTTGGTCTTTGTACTCTGAGCTTTGTACTGGCATCCCCTAAGCACATGCTCCAGCTCTGCACCCGCATATGCGTCCGCATTACCTTTTCCACCGCTTTTCGGCGGCTTCCTTCGCCTTTTTCGATTTGGCTTTGGCGTCCGCGCGCTCTCGCTCCTGGCGCGGGTTGACGAGTCCCGAGCCACCTGGAACCCACTTGCCCTCGATCGCCGGCCATAGCACTGCCAGCTTGCGCGGAGAGGCCGTGACGAGGCGGGCGCGGCCTGCGTGGTCCCCAGGAATGGAGCCCTTCTTCCATGAGACCAGCAGGAAGCGGAAGTACACCCCCAGCTCCTCGTCGGTCAGCCCCATCTCGGCCACGTCGGCCAAGAGGTCCTTGACCCACAGGCGCATGTAGGGGAGTTCGTCCGGCATTCACGCCGCGCTCCAGTCGGCGTCGACGTCGAACATCGAAGGAACCGAGCGAGGCGTCACACCGGAGGCCTTAGCGGACGGCGTGCTCATCAGTCCACGTGAACCCACGGCCTCTAATGCCTCGCTCTCGCTCGAAGCAACGCTGGCGGCAGACATGCCTGACCCCCTAGGAGGACTCCCAACTCGCGTTGACGAACCGTCAGCGCTGCTTCCAGTGAGTTGATCGCTCGAATGGACGCCGCCGCGTACGACTGCCTGGCCGGGGCCAGGGACGACGCCCACTCCAGCGAGGCGGTACCGGGTGTACTTGCCCTCCCGCACCGATTCGATGCCGACGCCCTGGTCTCGAAGGTCACGGATGCGCGCGGCGCCTCTTGGCATCCCACAGGCGAAGAATTCCCGACTACAAATCCCGTTCCTCCCCGCTTGTCGCAGCATCGCTAGGACTTTCTCGTTTTGAGTCATCCCGCGCTGCTCCTACGCTTAGCCTCGCGGCTGCACGCACGACACACACGATGCCCGGACCCAGGACGGTGATACGTGTTCTCCTCGTCATACGGGTGGCCATGCGGGCAGTGAGTCCTCTGGGCCGTTGCTCCTCGTCGCAGATTCTCCATGTGGGTGACCGGCTCCAAGTGCGCCGGGTTGCAGCACGGCGGGTTGCGGCAGAGGTGGTCGAGCTCAAGGCCAAAAGCTATGGTTCCAACGAGAAGTTCATAGGTCGCCCGATGCGCCAGCTTCTTCCGGCCTTCCACGCTGACAATCCCGTAGTTCTGATTGTTTCTACCGGCGGCCCAAATCCAGCAGTCGCTTTGGGTGAAATCGATGGAGCCAGCCAAACGGGGCGCTAATGGCTGAGGGCGACCCTGGCCGCCCTGGTGACCACGCAGGAAATCCCGGGGCTCCCCCTTGACCCAGCCCCGGTCAGGCCGCGTTTCGGGTGAGACTTTGGCCTTCGCCCCGCACCCGCACTTGCAGTAGCCGTATTCGTCACTGCGGATGCCGTTGCGGCCGGCGACCCGCAACATGGAGAGGACGCGTTCGGTCTGCGTGGGAACCATCAGTAGGTCTCCGCCGCCTCTGCCTGTTCGAGGGTTTCGAGCGTATCGGCCGCCGCCATAACCGCCTCACTGAGGTCTTTCAGGTACTCGGCGTCCGAGATGACGTTTTCAATGGCTTCGAGTAGCCGCTGCTGGAGCGCGTCAAAGATGGAGCGCTGCTTCAAAACGCGCTCGCCCATCAGTCTCCACCTCGCAGAAAGTCAGGCTCTTGCGAGGGCTCCCAGCGCTCATCGAGGACCGGCGGGAGTGGGCTGACGATTTCGCGACATAGGGCATCAGCCGGGTCGTAGGTATCGAAGTCATCACCGGGCGAGGAAGCGTGGACGCGATCGGCGAACTCCTCACACTCAGCCCAGGCGTCGTCCTGCTCTTTGGTTTCTTCCCAGATGCGCTCTCGTTCTGGGTCTCTTGGGGGTGCGAGGGCGAGCGTCATTGACCCGTCATCCTCTGTACGTAGATCGCCTTGGAGACCTCAAGCATTCCAAGGAGTTCGCTGGTGCGCGGTCCCTCCTCGGGGGCTGAGCGGACCCGGATCTGGGCGTTGCCGTCCTCAGCTACCAACTGGACGACCGTGATGACATTGGTCACCGTCCAGCCCTCCCCGTACTCGGCCTCCAGGGCGTCCATGTGGGCCGCTACGTGCTCCCCTATTAGGGACTGGTCGAGCATCAGCGCGTCTCGATCCAGATAGTGAGGTCATCCCACGCAAGCTGTTCGTCTGCCTCCAACTCGTCCCAGCGCGGCGTCCAGACATCGACGTCGGTTGGCCCTGCCATGGAGTCGTGGATTTGGATGGTTTGCTCAGGGAGGAGCGCTCGGTACTTCTCGTACAGCTCGCGCCCCGTCATGCCGCATTCCGTCTCTGGGGGGCACGCTGGGATCGCTCAAGTCGTTCGGCGGTACGGACGTGCTTGGAGCAGGGATAGAGGTACTGCCCGGTGCCGTAGATGTGTTTGCCGGGCCGGCGGATTTCGATGGCTTTGACGCCCGGCTTTCTGCACCAATCACATTCCCGAGTCTTCGGATCTGCTGCTTCGCCTGGGTAGGCTCGACTAGCCATCAGACGGCCACCCGTTGATTCGTGTGGTGTTCAGCGTGGTGAGCGCAACAGAGCCAGCGAACGTCCAAGGGTTTGCTGTAGTCGTCGTGGTGGCCCTCGACTTTCAGCGAGCCACAGACTTCGCACGGCTGCCTTTCTAGGCGACCATCACGGAGGGCATTGCCGAGCTTGATCTGCGCTTCGCGCTTCTCGGGATTCCGCCTGGCCCACTCGCGGCTTATCTCATTGGAGCGGTCGCGATTCTCGCGGTGCCACTTGTTCGAGAGCGCCCGACGTTTCGGTTTGTCCCGCTCATAGCGCGCTCGGTCGTTTACCTTGACGCGCTCGGGGTCGCGCCGGGCGATGAGTTCGCGGCGCTCCTGCAGCGTCTTACTTCGGTATTCCTCACGCGCCTTTCCCCGGCGGCGGCACCTAGGGCACTTGCCACATTCACAACTTGGGGGTCTTCCGGTTCGCGCCATAACTTAAAAGGGGATCGTTTCGTCGGGGTCTGGCTCGACCGGAAGAGGAGAACCCGTCCACCGTTCGGTCCGCTGCCTCATCGCCCGCAGCGTCATCCCCTGCGCCTCCAGGTCCTGGCCCGTGAGCTGATTACAGGCCCGCTGAAGCTCGCTCTCGTTCAACACGGAGAGCATGTACTTGGCGACGATCTCCGCTCCGGGGACTCCATACCCGGCAGTCGAGAGGGCCATTTCGATATCGCGCATGTCCTCGGCTGACGGCTTCTCAGGGGCGGGGGCAGTGGCAGGGGGGATGCCCTGCGAGCTACCTACGGGATCGGCGCTCGCGACCCCCGCACCCTGAGAAGCGGCCTGGCCGGCTTTGTTTACGTCCCTCTCGAAGAATCCAGTCCAGTTTCGAAGCAACTCATGGAGACGCTCGGCGCTCTTACCCTCGAACGCCCCCATCGCGGCGAGGGCGCGGACCGCCATCTCTTGCGCGTGAGCTCGACCGATGCGGGCCGTTTTCTCGGGGTCATACGCCGACTCCGGCTTCCATTCACGGGCGCCTCCGGAGGACGTTCCGCTGGCCCGGGGAGCGCCATCGGGTCGTTGTTCCAACTTGAAGCGGAGGCCGTGCTCTCCTTCTTCGACCTTGCCATAGACCTTGTCGCCGACCGTGACTTCGGAGCCCGCTTTGCGCTGCCAGTAAGCGTCAGCGGCCTCGCCGGACTCGTTCTTGACCGGCTGGCCCTGCTCGTCCTTGAGGTCCACATACCACTTCGTAAGCTCGCCGCCGTGAGGGTTCGGCTTGTTCCCCCGGTTGCGAGCGCCGGTGACAGTGAACTCCCCGATCAGCGCATAGCTCATCGTTTCTCCAACTCCTTGATCCCGTCCTGAACTGCCTCCAGGGCGGCGTCAAAGCAATCCGCCGCGGCGTCCATCCCGTGCCCCCTGGCGTGCTGGATCAGTCGCTCCAGGCCGCGTTCGGTCGGACGGGTAGCGAGGGCAAGGAGGGGCGCGGCGAAGTGGGCGACGTGTTTCTGCTCGGCCTGCTTGAAGGGTGCGATTCCGTGTCGGAAGTTCATACCGCCACTCGCGCTTGGGTCTCGATGTGGACCAGCAGGTAGGCGCCGACGTGACGGGTGTAAGCGGGTGGGATTGCCTGCGTCATCTCATCGCGCGTCATCCAGTCGATCTGCATCGCCTCGGCGGCCTCGGCCCGGTAGAGCATCCGGTGCTTGCCCGAGTAGCCGCCGTGCCCGTAGACACCAACGGCCCTGCCCTGGTGGTTGCAGTCTGGTGGGAGAACGGGAAAGCTGGTCTCAAACAAACGGTGACGTCGCAGGTATCCACGCTCTACGCCTAGATTCCACATTGAGCCGCAGAGCGTCACAGGCTCGACCAGCGGCGCCCCCTCAACGTTCTCGATGACGTAGGGAAGGCCCGTTTGCAGGATGAGTTCGCGCACGGGCTCGATGAGTTCCACGTATTCCCGACCCGGATGCATTGCGGCAAGACGTGAGTACGCCTGGCAGGGTGGCGAGGCGTGGATCGCGTCGAATCCGCCAGCGCCGCCGCGAAGCCGGGCGAGCGCGTCTTCCTGGGAGAACTCATCACCGCAGTAGTTCGGCTGCGCTTTTATGTCCACACCGACCACTTCGAAACCCGCTTCCTGGTAGCCCTTGGTGCAGCCGCCGGCGCCGCAGAACAAATCAAGCAGACGAGGCTTCACCGCTCCCACCCCCGCACGACAGCTTCCGGTCCCCGCCTCGTCTGATCCTTTACAGCTATCTCCCTGGAGGAGCGCTCTTTGGCTCGAAGCTCCTCGGCCAGTCGGCGGTTGCGGCGAAAGGCCATATCCCTCTGGTTGCGGATCAGTCGCCTGCGGTCCCAATCAATCGCCACACAGGCTGCGACGTAGAGGAGGCCGATGAGAAGCACTGCACCGGAGGCGATGCCAATCGCAATCGCGACCTGAAGGAGCGTTTCGAGGAAGGCGTGAAGGACCATCTCTCAGGTCTCCACCAAGGGCGCGTAGAAGGGCGGCTCATGAACCTCGTCCAATAGCTCCGCTCCGACCTCGGACATGTAGCGACCCTGGCCGTAGATCTCCATGTCCCCCTGTCGGAGAGGCTGCTTGTTCATTTGGTCTCCTTGGTTGATTTGCGAAGTGGGTCCGCGTACCAGCGGGCGATGACGAGCAGGGGGAGGCGAAGGACATTGCGTCTCACGCTGCTGCCTTTGAACGCTCAACCTGGCTGGTGAGGTGCCAGAGCTCGCAGTGACGACAGCGGTAGGTGTAGAGCTGCACGCGGGCGATCTGCCCGGAGCGCTCGGCGAACTTCAAGGCCTTCGACTTGGTCCGGTAGCCCTGCTTGTGGGAGCGAGGGCAGACCTTGGCTCGCTTGGAGGCCTTGAACATCGAGCGAGGGAGATCTCTCGTCACCTCGTCACCGCCTCGGAGGGCTCGGAGTAAAACCAGGCCACTTCACGGTCGAGTGCCTCGGCTAGCGCCATCAGATTTTCGGGGCGCGGCATCGACACGCCGCGCTCCCATCGGCTCACAGCCAGCGCGTCGACGCCATTTACCTTGGACGCGAGCTGGCGCTGGGTTAGTTCCTTGCCCGCTCGTGCGAGCTTGATGTTCCCGCCAACGATAGGCGCAAGGTCTTTAGCCACGGGACTAGTCATTTGCGATACCGTACTAAAGACTTTACGCCTAGTCAAGAGGCAATTAGGAAAATGCTAAAGACAAAATCGTTAGACGCCCGTAGGTTCCAGCTCATGGCGGCCGAACACGTATTGCGGCGCGGGAAACGAGCGAAGAAACGCCGGGAGGAGCTGCAACTAACCCAGGAGGACGTAGCTGAGCGAATCCAGGAACTTCACGCCGAGCGCTTCCCAGACAAGGCGTCCGATAAGACGCGGGGGCAGATGATCTCCGATTACGAGCGCGGGATAAATGACCCGCGCGGAGAGCGGCTGGAGCTCTGGGCTGCCGCCCTCGGTTGGATGACCGCTGATCTAGAAGCCGACTCTCCCCAGAAGAAGAACGGCGACCTCATGGACGGGCTGAGCGAGGCGCAGGAGGGGGCGGAGCTGCCGCAACAAGTCGCAGATGCCCTCGATGCACATCGGGCTGAGGTGGGCGAGAAGCTAGACGCTCTGCATGGCGAGCTAGAAGCGATGAAGCGGCTTCTAACGTCATCGCGCCGTAAACGGAAAGGCACCGGCAGCTAGCCGCTCGCCGCACTGCGACCAGTGCCTCCCCCAGGATTGCCGTTTCCTCATCGGTCACTCTCGCCCCTCCAGTTTTTGGTAAATCTCGATGCATTAGAAAAAGGGTTTTCAAGTGCGACCGTCCTCGCCGGAGGAATGGTTTCGGCCCAACTGAACGAAATGGTCTGGGGGTGCGAACCGGGCTAGAGCTATGCAGCGGGGCGCTCGTGGAAAAGCGCGAGGTTCGAGACCGGTATCGGCTTCGAGTCGGGGTCATCGACCAGGCGCGCGGCGCTCTTGGCCTCGATCTCCATCACGCCGTCCTGCATCGCTGCATGGAGCGTGCCCAATTCTTCAAAGCCCTCTCCGTCGACCAGGAGCGGATTCAGCATCAGCCAGCGGTCGGGGCGGGAGTCGAAGGTGCCGGCGTCGAGTGCGGCCACAACTTCGGCGAACGCGAGCTGGAGGGTAAAGAGCGTCAGGGCGTCCCGCTGCTCATCCGACATTTCTTCCATCGCCTCCGCTGAGGCGTAGGGCTTTTTGACGGCCCGGTAGTAATGCGCCGTCGCGCCGCGGACCTGCTCGGTCCGCACCAGCTCGATAACGCCGAACTTCTTGAGCTGTTCCGTGTGATAAGCGACCTGGCGCAGCTTCTCCCCCGTTGCGTCGGCGATCTCCTTGGGTCCGGTTACCCGGCGGGTGTAGGCGACGTAGCACTTCACCCGCACCGGATGGGCCAGGAACGCGGGCAGGGTGTTCTCAAGTTTTGGTTCAGTCCCCTGCTTGGTCTTCGGCATCGGCTGCTCCCCTCAAGAATCCTCGACAAATCCATCGTAATACACCGGTTGAGCATTTAGGCCGCGCGAGTTGCGGCAACTGACCGAAGCAGTGGGATCTATTCGAGCGGTTCGCTGGGTCGCCCCATCATCCAATGCGAGAGGGGGTGATGAGCCATGACGATCCAGTCCAGCACTCGGGTGTTCCCATCCATCCAAGCGACCAAGCCAGCCTAGGCCTGCACGGCGCGCCGCTTCTCGCAGGGGGCGGCGCGCCGGGACTCTTGCGTTCCTGGATGGAGCGGATAGGGTCCCTGAGCAATCGAAGGAGGGGGAGATCATGAGGATCAAGCTGCTCGCCTGCTCTACCGCAGTGTTCTTCGCGCTTACCACGTCCGCGAGCGCTGCCTATTTCATGAGCTACGGTCAAGCCAAGCACGCGACCAAGGAAACCGTCGAAACGGTCTGCTCAGAAGTAAGCAACTGCACCGGGTACGGCGTGGGCGGGTGTCGCCGCAACACGCAGAGCAACTTCTCCTGCGTCGGCGCTCTCTTTTACGAAGGTCTCTATCCGGGCGAAGAAGAAGAGTGCAACCGCGTCATTCGCTGGGGCGTCAATGGGCAAGGCTACATCGCGCTACGGGGTATTCAGCGAGCAGTCTGCTTCGCCGTCTAGAACGCAAAAAGCCGCCGCCCCGATGAAGGGACGACGGCTCAGGGGCCCCACTTCCTTGCGGAAGCTATTTCAGGGCCAGTCGCGCTCAGCGACCCATTCGCAGACCGCCTTGTCGCCGCGGCCCTTGACGTTGACCACCCAGCGGGAGCCGCCGGACGGGAGCATCGCTTCGCGCATCTGCCGGCGGTCTTCGCGGCGGAAGTTCACCCACAGGTCCTTGCAGGCCTTGACCTCGACCAGCCGCACTTCTCCCCCTGGATGGACTGCGAGGAGATCTCCCGGACCTTTCAGGTGCCGGCGAGAGGCGACGAGGAACCCGCGTTCAACGAGCCACGCCGTGACAGCTCTCTCCCCCGCCGAGCCTTTGGCGGACGTGTTCAAATCCGGTTGAAGATCGCGACGGCTACGAGCACGATCAAGAGGATGATGAGAAGCCCGACCAGGGTCACTCGAACGTGAAGTAGCCGACCGTGGTGGTGACGGCGGTCGTGGCGGCGGCACAGATCGGGGCGAGATCGGGAATCGTCCCGGCGCCGGCGAGGACGGCGAGGGCGACAGAGATGACGGTCCCGACGATGGCGGGGACTTTGACCTTGGGGTGCATGGAACTTCCTTTCGTTTGGGGGAGGAGGGACGGCGAGTTACGACGGCTCGCTCATCCCCTTGGCGATGTAGGCCATAAAGCCGATTGCGACGGCAACGCCGCCGATGACGATTCCGATGCCGAGTCCGACGAAGAACATCGTCAACTCCAGTCCGGCCGCGCGACGATGCCGTGGTCGAAGTCGGAGATCGGCCGTTCCTTGTCGGCGACCTCGCCGCCGTTGGTCTGGCTGCCATCGGCGGCCGAGGTGTTGCCCTCGCGGGTCTTCACCATCGTGTCGCCGGGCTTCATGGCCTCGCGGACCGTGACCACGTGCTCGCCGCCCCAGAGGCAGCCGACGTCGCCGGGCTGCGCGTGGTGGACGGAGACCGCGGTGAAGCCGTTGGCACCGGCCAGGGCGTCGGCGGTGATGTAGGGGGCAAAGCCCATCCGGATTCGGTTCGGGATCTTCGCGCCGCCCAGGTGGACGACTATCCAGCAGGCGCAGCACCCGCACCAGAAGACACCGTTCCCCTCGGAGTCGGGGACCGCGTAGCCGGTGAACTTCTCCATCTCGCCGACCTTCGAGCCGTAGTTGGAGCCGGACGGTTCCTCGTGGACGCCGACCAGGCCAGCCGACTTCTCGATCGCCTTCTCGCCGGCGGACTTCGAGTAGCGCTTGCGGAGCTTCTGGCGGTAGTCGTCGCGGCGCTGGGCCGCCTTGACCTCGACCTCGGAGCGCCGGCGCCCGCGGATCAGCTCCTGGGTGCTCTCGGTGAGGATGCCCCGCTTCAGCTTCTCCTGTGCCTCGCCGCAAACGCCGTGGCTGACGGCGATCTCGGTCGCGGCGTTGAAGGTCTGGCCGCCGAGCTGCCCGTCCTTCTGGATCTCCCGGTCGATCTTCAGGTAGGCGAACTTCTCGTTGATCTCGCCCTGGAGCGCCCGGACGTCGGCGCCGCGCTCGATCGGCGAGGCGAGGCGGAGCGGACGGTGGACGGACTTGTCGGGGTCGACCTTGTTCGAGTGCGGGTGGCCCATGCGGGCCTCCTTTCGATCGGGTGGTGTTTATGGCGGGGCTAGCAGGAGACGGCGTCTATGCGGGCAAGCGTCGGCCGGTAGAAGCTGCGTACCTGGGCCGCGGTGATGTCCTGGGTGACGCCTTCTCGGATCGAGACAAGGGAGCGGTGCTCGACGTGAGCGAGGAAGTCTCGGAGGATGTCGTTGTTGCGGCGGATCGCCTTGCAAGTTTCGGCGGCGTTGTTACGAACCACTTCGGAGCGCAGGAAGAGGGCAAGGCCCACGCCGGAGACCGCGATCACCACGGCGGCAACCAGAGCGAGGACCGCGCGCCTCATGCTCTTGACGCCCTTCTGCTCAGCCATGGGAGGTGATCAGAGTCACGAGTACTCCGCCCGCGGCGATGATCAGGCCGGCCCCGGTCCAGATCGTCCGTCGCCAGGTCGTGAACTGGCCGTCGATCTTTTCTTCGATCCGCTCAAAGCCTCGTTCCATCTTGCCCTCCAGTTGGGCGATGTCCTCTCGCATCTGCTCGCGGCCCTCTTTGAGCACGGCGATGTCGCTCTTGTTCCCGCCTACGTCGGTGGCGAGGCCGCCCACGGTCCTGTGCAGCCCGGAGATCCGCCGGTCGCTCTCTTTGCGAAGTTCCCGGAGTTCGATCGCAACGGCGCTCGCCTCCATCAACCGCCGCCGTACTGGCCCGGGCCGGAGCTGTATTGGCCGGCGCCTGCCGAGTATTGACCTGGTCCCGAGCTGTATTGCCCTGCCGCGCCGCCGTACTGGCCCTTGGGCTCCTTCTTTTCTTCGGCCGGGAGGACGATCTGGCCGGTGATGTATTTGAGGATCTCCGCGCCCTCCTTGCCGAGTTCGCCGGAGTCCTCGAAGTAGGGGGACTCGGCCTTTTTGACCACGTCCGCCCCGGCTTCTGCTTGTTCCCTCAGCCTGCGCAGACGTTTCGCTGCTTTCCAGTCGCCGTTGTAGGCGGCTTCCCAGACCTCCGGCGCGAGATTTGACTTGTATTCGTGACCCTTGCCGTACTTCTGGTCGAAGCTCTTGCTGAGATGTTCGGCCCCGGCGAAGTCCTCGCCGCTCTGAGGGATGAAGGGGAACAACATTGAGCGCTCGGTCTTGCTCTGGTCGAACTGCTCGAAGGCTTTGGAGGCGGCCGACTGCCCTTCATCCCCGATCTTGATCTTCGCCAGTCGCGGCGGAGCCGGAAGGTTGATTAGGGAGTTCAGTGCCGCCCACCCCTGCTGATCTGCCTTTTCGCCCGTAAAGGGTTCAATGCCCGTGATGCCCGTCACGGCGGCGCCAAGGAATGGGTTGGCCGAAGAGAGGATCTGCGCCGGATTCCCGGTGGCGACGGACTGCGTCAGGGAGGACTGGCCGGGGGAGATTCGCGAGCCGCCGGGGAGCACGTTGTGGGTAGCAATCGCCTCGGCCTGTTCCTCGCTGGCCCCCCCCTTGATCGCCTGCTCATAGGCAGCCCTGTTGAAATCGCCCGTGGCGTAGGAGGGGAAGGCGTAGGCGATTGGGTTCTGAAGTGGGCCGCCGACGAGTTTCTCAAGCTGATTCGCGTTCGCCTGCCCGAGGGTGTAGGCCAGAGTCGCGGTGATCGGGTGCGTGCGCGGGAAGGTCCAGAGGGTCCAGCGCAGCGAGTAGCGCAGGAACGGGTAGAAGATCGCCAGCGGGGCAAGCGAGCGCTCATAGCGCGTGAAGGCCGACCAGTTGCCCTGGATGTTGTCGACGTAGTCGGTGAGCTTCTGCAGCTCGACTTTGCCCTTCGGGTCTTTCGTCAGCCAGGTCCAGAGCTCGGCGCGAGATTTACCCCGGAAGTCGCGGGAGAGCTTTGCCTGCTTGTCGAACAGGCCCGTCAGCGAGGTGTGCCAGGAGCGGAAACGCTTGTCTGCCTCCGCCGCTGCGAGAAGAGTCCGGTACTCGTTCTGGCGCTTCACGTCGAAGACTCCGAGCGCCCGCAGTTTTGCGAAGCTGACCGCGCCCCGCGCTGCCTTGCCTCGCGTCAGCGCCTTCGCGCCCTTCTCCCACAGGGCTGGCGTGTAGGTCTCCTGCATGTCGAGCGGAGTCCTATTCGCCGCTGAGTTCAGAGGAGAGGCGCCAGCGGTCGCCTGGAGTGCAAGTGCCTCCTCCGGGTGCGTCTTCTTATAGCGCTGAATGTCGCGCTCGAGTGAAGCGAGCTTCACGGGGTTCAGGAGCGAGGGCTTGGCCATCAACAGCGGGATTCCCTCGGCTGGAATCTGGGCGATGGCCCAGGCCGGATTGGTACCGAGTAGTAGTCGCGATGCGGTACGGGAGAAGCGATTCGCCGTCTCGGTGATGACGTTGTGCTCCGGGGAGATCTGGGCCCTGGCCTCCCTGATCGCCTCGCGGGGCATCAGCACCCATGGTTCGGAGCCTTTGACTTTGCCGTTCTCGGCATCGTCCAGAAGCGCTACGAGGCGAGAGTCCTCGGTGAAGGGGTCCTTGATCGCGTTCTTCCACTCACGCAGCGGGAAGCGTGCCCAGGACTTCGGGTCGAACTGGCCGCCGTTCGGGTTGTCCTTGGTCCTCGAGGCGGTGATCGAGGTCCAGTCCTTTGATCCCTGGCCGACGACTTTTTGTCTGCTGTCGATCGTGAACGGGGTCTTGAAGTGCTGGACCAAATCCCGTCCGAACTGCTTGCCCGCGGCGCGCATCCGCGGCGCGTGGACAGTCCCCCGCACCAGCCCTTCGAGGGAGCGATCGAGGTTGTCGGCCCTCGCCAGATTGCCCTCTCGCATGTGCTCGACCAGGCCAGCGGAGGTCGGGAAGCGGTTCTCCATCCCCGTGCCCCTACCGGCGGTGTTGGCCTCGTTGTGGGCAGTCCAGATGGCGGGCGCCATACCCTCCGCTTGGCGCGAAGCTTCAACCCGCTGCTTGTACTCGTTCAGCATCTGCGAGTCATAGGGACGGCGCACGCTGCGGTCGATCGCTTGGCCGGGACGGGTGTAGGGGTCGAGGGCCTTGAACAGCTCGCGGTTCTTGGTGAACTGTCCGCGCGCCTGTGCGTAGAGAGCTTTGCCTTCGGTCCGCAGCCGATCGCGCTGAGCGCCCTTCGCGATCTTGGTCTGGTCGAGCTTGGCCCGCCCCTCGCGGCGGAGCTGCGTCACTCGTTTGTCGGCGACTGCTAGCTCGCCCCAGGCTGCCTCGCGAGTGGTCGCCGAGGAAAGCGCCTTCGCCTTCTCGGGAACCATGTGCTCGGGACGCGCGTGACCGAACACGTCACCCTGCTGCATCAGGCGGGCGCGCTCTCCCTTCCCGACCAGGGCAGCAGGAGCGGTTCGAGAAGCCTCCTCCACAGCCTGTAGCGCCTTCTGGAACGACTTGCTCTGGAAGATCTCAGAGTGGGAGTCGACGTAATCCAGGGCCTTGGCAAGCTGGGCATCTCCGGGGCCTTTCTCGCGGACGAGATCCGCATGGCGTTTGTCTCTGATCCCGTACTCGGCGAGCGTCTGCAACGCGACCTCCGAGCCCTTTGGCGCCTTGGAGATTGCATCGGTGATCTGCTTCTCATGGTGGGCGCGAGCGACGTTGTGGGGATTGTCGGCGCGCTGCTTGATCAGTGCCGTTTTCTTGCGGGCCTGGTGGCGGCCGGCGGCAGCGAAGACAGTCTGCTCGGTGCCTTTCGGGGCGTGGCGAATCGAGCGATTGGCTGCCTCGCCCTTGGCCGCGAGCTTCCCGCGCACCGTGGCGGCTTTGTCGCGGACGACCCTGCGCCCGCGCTTGAAGGGCTCTAGGCGCGTGACGGCGGGGAGCGGGGTGAGGAAGGCGAGAGAGCCTTCTTTGCGGGCCGCCTCTTCAGCTTTCTTCGGGTCTCCCGAGAAGGTGTTCTTGGCGATCTCAGCCACGCCTTTGGCCTGCTCCTCGGCGGTGTCGACCAGCGGCTTGGGGGTGCCGTGGACTACGGACTCGCCTGCCGCCCCAAGCAGGGCGGCTGGAGCGGTAATCGCAGCCGGGAGAGAGCGGAGCGTGGTCTTGGCCGTTTCGCCAGGGTGACCGGTGATGGCTGCGAAGGTGCCCTCGGCGGCGGCCCGGGCGCGCTTCGTCGCGTCCCCTGGAAGAACCCCTTCGGGCGTCACGACCGCGGCTCCGTAGCCCGTCCTCAGCGGGTGACGCTTGGCTTTGCGCCCTGCGGTCTTGGCGGCAGCCCTGCGGCCCTCCCTCGTCGTCGCTGCTCGCTTGGCTCTCTTCGGGGCGGACTTGATCCGTTTCGGGGTGGAGCGGATGCGCTCGGCTTTGGTGACGGCGCGCGCCTTGATCCCCTTCCCCGCCTTGGAGGCGGTGCGGGCCGCAACCGCCTTGACGCCCTTTTCGGCGAGCTGCTCCCCGACGCCGGCCTCGGTCGACGCGAGCTTGGCGCCGGCGGCTGCCACCCCCTCGGCGCCAGCCTTACCCGCCAGACCAGCGAGCCCTCCGACCCCTGCCGTCGCGGCAGTCGAGATCGCGAGTTCAGCTAGTGGGTCTTCCTTCAACCCCTCGTGCTGGCCTACGTGCTTGACGTAGTTCAAGTCGGCGCGTTTGGCGGCCTCGGGGAAGGCCCGGCGCCACTGTTTTGACTCCGGCGGTTTGATCCCGCGCTTGGCCTCCTCAACTACCTGATCGGGGGGCGGGGGCGTCTTCTCAATAATCCTCTTCGCCCGACGCAGGGACCGACTCTCGACCCGGCGTGCTTTGCGGGCGCGTTCGCGCTGCGTCGTGCGGGCTGCTTTCTGCGCTGCCTTGTGTTCCGCCGCCTTGCCGGTGGGGGTCGGCGCGTAGGGAATCGTGACGTGCCCGCGGGCCTCTTCTTCGGCTTCCTTCCCCTTCTTCGTGGGGGCGTAGGGGACTGAGACGTGGACCGGCTTGCGCCTCCCCTTGCGGGTCCGGCCGGTCTTTCCGATGCCAGGTACGTACGTCGTGTTTCCGGCGCGACCGGGCATTACCGATGCACTTCCCCTTGAGCCGGACTGGCTTTCTTCGGGTGGCGCTTCAGATAGGTGGAGACGGCCCAGCGCGCTTGGCTGGGAGAGACTTCGCTTTCCTTCGCTACTTCTCGTTCAAGTTCAGCTCGTGCGCCCGCGTTTTTGGGATACCCGTGAGCCTGGATGAACGAGTTGACGGTGGCGAGGGCGTTCTGTCGCCCTTCCTTGGCCTCGCGCTGTTCTGCCGGAGTCGAACCGCCCTTCTTTCCTTCGCGCTTGGTTTTCTTGTTTTCGTTGCGCTGTTCTTCGTTCTGGCGGCGGTTGTCTTCGGCTTCGAGACCGGCCTTGCGGCGAGATTCGGCCGCGTCACGTGAGCCTTCGCGTTCTTCGTTGGCCGCCTTGCGTTTTTCGAGTGGAAACGCGCGGTTCTGGATCAGGTAGTCGCGCTCTTTGTCGCGGAGTTCGCCGCGTTTGGTCGCTGCGTAGTCGCCCCGTTCTTTGCGCACGTCGCGCCGGTCCTGTCGAATCGACTGCCCACGCCGCTGCTCGGCCTGTCGGGAGGCGATCGACTGGCCGACCCCGATCCGCTTCTGCTCGCTCAGGTAGCCGCGCTGGTTGGCGCCCATCTGCGCGGTGGCCCCGCCCTGAGCGGCGGCGAGATAGTTGCGCTGGGCCTGAGCGGCAACCTCTCGTTCGGCGGGTGCCGTCGACGGCGCTGCGCCTCGAAGCTCAGCCGATTTCGCGCCTTCGGCCTGGAGCTGCGCGGTGTTCGCCGAGTCGACGGCGGAGGCCTGTCCGATCTGGGCCTGGTTCGTTGCGGCGGCCTGAGCGTAGGCGGCTGAGGTATCGGCTTGTCCCTGGTTGACGGTGCTGAGGTAGTTCTGCCACCAGTCGCCCTCGTCTTTGACCCGGCGTTCTGAGGCTCGGAGGTCTCCCGCTACAGCCTTTTCCAGCGGCTTGAAGCGAAGGTTGGTGGCCGCCCGCGTTTCCCGCCGGACCCCTTTGGGGGTCAGCGGTTCGGTGACTTTCTGCTGTTCTTCGTGCCGCCGTTTGAGGTAGTTGCGACCGGGGTGTTTCTGCTGCTTTTGCTTCGCCATCTAGCGAGCCTTTCTGGCCTTTGAGATCGCCTGCTTGGTCTGCTGCTTGCGCGGCGCCTTCTTCCCCGCGGGCGCCGCCTCAGCCTCCGGTTCGGCGCTTTCTGCCGCTGAGATCCGTTCCCATTCGGCTTCGCGTTCCTTTTCGGCCTTTTCTTCCGCGGCCTTGGTGCGGCCAGCGCTGATTTCTCCAAGCGCGTCTCGATAGGTTTTCGCCAACTGGTCCCGGTTGACCCCGTAGTCGGTCCGGTTGGCGCCGAGCCGGTTAGACGTTGAGCCGGAGTAGAGCTGGAGCCCGGCGGAGTTCGTAATCCCCCGGTTGCCCTTGAGATAGGTTTCCTCCAGCAGGGCAGCGCGGGAGTTCGGGTTGACCTTGTAGTCGTTGAAGCCGGGGTCGAGGCCGAACTCCTGTTTTGCATTCTGTTCTGCGAGGTCGAAGTTGCCCGAGGCGTCCAGGTAGCTTTTCTGCGCCCCCGCCACGATCTGATCGGCTTTCGAGTTCCACGGCGTCGGGGTGTAGGGCGTAGCCGCGGGCGGAGCGCCCCCTGCCGGAGCGGAGCGCTGGCTTTTCGCGTACTCAGTGTTCTTGGTCTGCCCTTTTGGGTTCCAGCGCCCTCCGAGCTGCTGGCGATCGAAGACGCCCTGTCCTGCCGAGCGCGGTGCCGTGGTCCCGCCGGTCTGCGGGGGCTTACGCGCCTTGATGGCGTTCGAGACGATCTGGCGGCGGTTTTGGTTTCGGGCCATTAGCTGATTGCGATCCACGCGAACGAGTTATTGCCCGGTCCCGTCCCATTGGGCCAATAGGCGTTGACGTTGAAAATGGTCGTGGTCCACGAAATGACGTTGAAGATCCCGACGTGGGTTTCCGATTCCGAGGAGATCGCCGTGCAGAGAACGACGGTTGGCACGATCGCTTTGCCTTTGTCGTCTTTTAAGCCGTGGGAAACTTCCGTCACGTTGCTGAGATGGGCGCCGGGGGTCCATCCGCAGACGCTGACCCCGAATGCGACCTTGTGGCTCCCCGCAGTGACGAGCTGGGGGAACAGTTCCTTCACTGACTCGGCGACGTCCTGAGATTGAATCGGGAACTGCTTTTCCAAGGTGCGGAAGTTCTGATCTGAGGCGGCGTCTTTGACGGGCTGAAGACGAGGCATTACGCTCCTTGACGTGACGGTCTGGCAGTGGATTGGGTGGGTCTTCGGAGGGGCATGGCTGCTCTTCTGCGCCTTTTATCTCCTCGTCATAGTGCTGGCTGCCCTGGTGTATTTGGGCAAAGGCGCTGAGCGAGTTTTCGCGCTACTAACGCGACTGTTACCCGGGCTATGAAGCGGAGCCTCCTACTCGCTGCGGTTCTACTGGCGCTGGCGGCTTCGGAGGCACGCGCCAGCTACTTAACGGTTGGCGGTCAACATGCGCAGTTCCTTCGCCCTCACCGTCCGACCAATCGTCTGGTGATCTACGTCCACGGGGCTGGCGGCACCGCGGAAACGATTACGGCCGACGCCGCGCATCTCAGTCTGACCAACGCTTTGCTCGGTCATGGTTTCGCGGTGGCGGCGAGCGATGCTCACGGAATGCAGAATTGGGGCGACCCGGCGAGCGTCATCGACTACGTCCACTTGGCGCATCGTCTCCCCTCCACCCGGATCTACATTTTGGCCGAGTCGATGGGTGCCCTCGACGGCGTGCAGCTCATCGACCGCCTGCACCCGAAAGCGTGGGGTGGCATCTACCCGGTTTGCAACGTGGCCTCCCTCAAGAGTGAGGTCCTCATCAACCAAATCTACGAAACCTGGGACGGCCCGGCTCCTGCGAGGCTGAGCCCGGTGACTGCCTCCAACGTGGAGGGGCTCCCGGTCCTAATGTGGGCATCTCCGGGAGACCACTTCGTGCCGAAAGCCCAAAATGCCGACACCTGTGCCAGGCGGATGAAGAAGGGCGGCGCGAATGTCGATGAGATCAGCACGACGGGCGACCACGGCGATCTCTCCAACTTCCAACCCGCCCGCCTCCTGCACTTCTTTCTCTCGGCTCAATAGCCGTGAACCTCAACCCAGAGTTTTCGTTCCTTGGCGGTAATAGAGCCTCCGGCGATGCTGGCCCATTGCACTGAAACGGTGTAGGTACCAGGCGCCACAAAGATTTCTACCGCTCCACCAAGGCCGGGAGCAGCCCCCGCTACGCTGGCCGAAAACGTGTAGGGGTTTGCTCCTAGGGAGTATGCGAGGCTGCTTTCCGATGCGGAGTGCGCGCCTATAACTTGGCCCGTAGTAACCGTTGAAGCGCCACCCGAGGCAGAGGTTGCCGAGACAAGGCCGATGGGGCAACTTACGACTGGCACCCATCGGCTCCCTGATGCTTCAAAAAGGAGTGCGGCCTGGGTCTCGGGGGCGACGATCGGACCGCCAAGCTTTAGTTGGTTGGAGCCGATGAAGAGGGCAGCGCTGCCCCCTTTGGCCGCTTTCGCGAGTGCGTAGAAGGAGACGAGCAGTTTCCCGTTTTCGGGCACAACAACGCCGGTAATTTCGTCTTTCGTCGCGAGGGTTCCAAGGGCAGTGTTTTCTCTCGTCTCTTCGGTGTTGATGACTTTGGGCGTGTACCCGGTGACGGGCTTGAGAGCGGCAACAATGTTGGCGGCCGTGACCGGAAATTTACCTTCCAGCGCTTCGCCCGCTTCTTTCAGCGCTTTGTCGTTGCCGTAGACGTCCGACCAGTTGGCTTTGCCTTTGTTGGTTTCCCCTTTGGGGAGGGAGATGCTCATGCATTCACCGTGCTTGGCTTGTCGATCTCTCTGAGGTGATGCGTTGAGCGATGCATGGACCACTCCTGATCAAGGGTTGAGTTCGTGAAATAGAGGGAGAAGGTGGTTCCGAGGACGGCCGTCATCCGGGATTTCTGCACAAGCCCGCGCGTTTCGGCCCATTCAAATTCGCCCCATTCCGGACTCCCCCATTCGGGGGCAGTCGGATCAGAGAAGTCGAGTGGTGCCAGCGTGCCGGGGTCCTGGCGGAAGTCACAACCGGTCGCCTGCTGGACTTTGCCTGACCCCCAGAACTTGGCCGAGCCGAGCACCTTCGCGTCGGGATTGGCAAAGTCAAACCAGCCCGAGCGCCAGCGCGATTCGATCGCGGCCCCGTCGTCGTTCGTGTAGGTCGAAGAATGGCGGCCGATGTGGTTTGAGCCCGAGGCATAGCCGAAGACCAGCTCCTCGGCGCTGGAGGGGCGAAAGGTCGCCAAGCAGGACGCCTGGATGTTGTAGAGGCTCCACCACTCAAAGCGCGGGTCGTAGACGAGGACGCGGCTGTTGGCCGATTCGCTGGGAAAGGCGAAGTAGACCCGGTCTTCCCAGGCTCCCATCGCGCAGTTGGTGATCGACCCGGTCGCGAGCGTGCCGCCAAGGTAGAATGGGGAAACGTCAGCCGACCAGATTGGCTCGACCAGCGAGGAGATCAGTTCGGGCTCCTGCCCCGTCGTCCGGTAGACCCCGTTTCGCGACATGAAGTAGACGCCGGAGGGGTGGATGCAGACTGCCCGCGGCGCTGCGAGTCCTACGCCCGCCTCGACCGGCCGGAAGACGAATTCAGGCGAACCTTCCGTGTCGACCCCTTGGTGGGTGAAGACGAAGAACGAGGTTTCCTTGAAGACGAAGACAAAATCCTTCCAGGTGATTGCTGCTTGGATCGGCTCTCCGTTGCCGGGCATGAGCTGGACCGTGTTTTCTTCGGTCCCGGTCGTATGCCAGGACTCGGGGTCGCCGGGATCGGAGAACCAGACGTGATCGGGTGAACTCGTTGCTGCGTTGGGGCCGCCGGTCGTGGTCGAGAAGCGGGTCGCGATCAGCCGGTTCCCGGCTGCCGGCCAGACGCAGAGCGAGCCCGCCTTGGGCATCGCTTTTTCAGCCACACCGTCCACCGTCGCTTTAGGGGCGGTCCATTCGGCCCCGTTCCACTTGCGCAGCGTGTCGGTGCCGTTGCCCGCATAGGCGACCTCGCCGTTGGGTTTGCCAAACCGCGTGAAGTCCCAGACGGCGTTGGTCAGGCCGGTAGCCGAGGCTTTGACGCCACCACCGGCTTCAACGGCCTCCAGGCGCGTTCCGCATCCGGCCAGGAGCTGCTTCGTCCCGGAGGAGGTGTAGAAGGCTTCGAGGCTCGCTGGTCGGTTGGTCAGCGCCGAGCTGGTCAGATTGTCGTAGCCGGGGCGCTGGGTGATGGCGCCCCGGTCGGTGAAGAGGACGTTTAAGGCGTCGATGCACTGCGCAGGGTCGACCGAGTCGCTCTTGTCCCGGAGATTGAGGCCCCCTCCGAATCCTTCGTGGGGGAAACTGGTTTCGCCGCGAACACTCATCAGTGGAGCGCCGCCGGGTCGGTGATGACGATGTAATCGTCCGGTGCGTCGTGGTGGAGCATCCCCAGGGAAGTCTGCATCCGTTCTAGCTCGGCTTCAAAGTCGGCCTTTGCCACGTTCCGCAGTTCCCAATCGGCGGTTTTCCGATAGGCCCGCGCGACCGCCCCGTCGATGATCAGCGAATGAAAGCGTTCAGGAAGCAGCGGAGTCGCGGCACCAACCAGTCGTGGGGCCACCTTCCAGTAGCGGACCGCGATCGTGTCTGAGGTCGAGACCGGGAAGATGTTGACCTTGGAGCCTTCGGTCACGTAATAGAGTTCCGGCGTCCCCGTCTGGGTGAGATCAGGGTTCCAGTCGTCGGTGATCCGCGCTCGCAATATCGGGTCGAGCTTTTCGTTCCGCGTCGTATTCGTGACGTACTCGATCGTCCGCAGGTCGGCGATCGTCAGCGGGGCGGTGCCTTCTGCCGTGGCCTCCAGGAAGGGCCAGTCTTCTTCCTCGCAGATGTCCAGCAAGTAGGCGTCGTTTAGGTAGTTGTTGGCTTCGCCTTCGGTCAGGTAGTCGAAACCGCGCGTCAGAAATTCAGACCTCAGGAGTTCGAGGTTCACGACGCCTCGCCTCGCTTCCCCGCAAACGATTTCTTCAAGCCACCCTCGCCCCGGACCCGCCGGGCGGCCCTGTAGTCCATTGCCATCACGTCGCGGCGCTGTTCCTTCCGCAGATCCTTCTCGGCTCGCTTGTGAGGCGAATCGGTGCGCGTCCGTTCCATCAGCTTCTCCCTGACACCAGGCCGCCTCAGGTCGATCTCAGCGAGTTCCGCGATCACCCCTGCGTCAGGGTCGCGGTAGCCACCGCCCTCAGACATGATCGGCAGGTAGGTCGCAACCGCCGGCGGGGCGTTGTTGCGCCGGACGTGCCAGCGCCAGGGCTCGCACGACTCCGGGAGATCGGGGTGATCCTTGACGAAGACCACTTCCATCTCGGGGCCGAAGGTGGATTTCAGTTCCCGTTCGAGAGCGCGTCCAGCGGTTACCGAGCGTTCGACCCATTCGGCCTGCTCGTAGCGAGCCTTGATGTCTGCCGGGACAATGCCGAATGGGTCGTCCATCTAGTTGCCTCTGGCGACGCACCGAATGACGATGTTGCTCACGTCGGCCCCGGAGGCAACCTCGGCGGGCGTCTCATCGAAGAGATGGAGCTTTTCTTCGTAGCGTGAAGCTGCGACGACATTCACGGTGCCGCCGACTTTCTGGATCGTGCAGGTAGTCCGCTCGATGTTGCTGAGCCCGAGCAGCGAAGGTGCGCAGGCCTCGCCACCTTCGAGATAGCTGTTGTCGAAGGTCACGTCATAGCACGTCTCCTTCTGATTGCCGACGATGCGATAGGGGACGCTGAGGACGTTGGAGGCAGATAGGGCCATGGACTTTCCTTCCGGGTTGGGACTAGTGCTGGAGAAAGAGTGCTCCGGGGAATGACCCCCGGAGCACCGGGTTACGAGGTGGCGAGGGCGTTGAACAGGTACATGTCGTTGCGCCTGTCCGCGGCCAGATTGCAGCGGTAGGTGAGCTTGCCGCCGTAGGAGTCAGTTCCCTGAATCCAGGCGAGTTTCTGTCCGCCGGTCACCGCGTTCTGCCAGTACGGAGACTTCAGGTGGACCAGGAAGAAATGCTCCCAATGGCCCATCATCAGCAATTCGTCCGGGCAGTCGGGGTCGGCGAAGATTTCCATCCCGGCCCAGCGGACGGATTCGTCGTTCCCGGCTTCGAGTCCCTTGTCGGACCCGAACTGCACCTGCTGCTCCAGCAGTTCGTAGAACTTCTGCTGCTGGAGGAGACCCGTGTTCAGGAAGGTCGGGGATTTGCCCCGGCGCTGCCTGATCTTGCGCTGAGCCGTCAGCAGAGCCGCGATCGTCAGGGTCGTCGTGGTCGTGTTGACCGTCGACTTCCACTGCCGCTGTTCGCTCGGCGTCAGCCCCCCGAACGAGCTGGTTTCCGAGACCGCGTTCTGGACCCCGTTCATCTCGAAGGAGGTTTCCCCCGAGCGCCCGTTCTTGTTGGACACGTAGTGGGTCGTGCCCTCCGTGGTGACGTTGCCGGACGCGACCGTGAAGGCCCAATTCACGTCATCGACCGCGGTGACCACCGAGCCGTTGACGATTGAGGCCTCTTCGGCTTTGGTCCCGACGTCGACCTGCTGGCCCTCATAGATCCAGCCACGTTCGATCGCGATCCGACCCGAGGTCGTATTGAGGTCGACGTTGTTGGTGTTCGAGGCCCGGCACTGAGCGATTCGCGCCGACCCATCCATGTAGCTCATGCGGGTGAACTGACGATTCATATCGTTCAGCGCCCGCGTGATCTCCTCATCCGCGGCCGAGACGATTGACCCGGCCTTGTCCTCGGAGACATCCAGAATGTCGCCCTGAATGGCGACCTGCTGGTGATGATGGGTGAGTTTGAAGTTCGCTTCGTCGTAGCCCTGATTACCGGCTTCGTTCAGAGGGCCGCCCCCGGAAGGGAGAGACGTGAAGCCGCCGTTGCGGGAGACATGAAGCGGAACCTTCGCTTCCTTGCCCTGCGTGTACTTGTCGGTCTTCTGGAGTTTGTCCCAGAAGCGGTTTTCTTCAAAGAGCTGCTCTTTGAAGCGCCGCTCCGTCCAGATGACGTCGAGAGCAGCTTCGAGTGAGGATTCCGTGGTCGCCATTCGGCGAACCTCCTATTGGGTCTTCGCCCTCTGCGCGGCTTCGTAGACTTCCGTCCCGAGTTTCTGACGGGCCTGCTTGTCGCGGAGGTTGATTTTTGGCTCACCCTCGGTTCCGACTGGCGCCAGGATCGTGTCGTCCTTGGACTGCAGGTAGTCCTGGCGTGACGCCTCCTTAATCGCTTTCAGCTTGGCGATCCCGCCCTCGAGGGCGGGTTTGCCGTCGTGCGGATCGCGATTCGCGAGAGCGAAGTTGACGACCACCTCGTACTCGTCATCGTTCAGTTTCAGGCTCGCTTTGTCGGCGAGCTCGTCAACCGTCGATTCGATGTACGCGGCCTCCAGCTGGTCGAACTCGGCCTGTTCTGCGGCCTGATCACGTTCGGCGAGCTGCTGTTTGATCGTCTCGATCTCGTCCAGAGGATCGGGCGGAAGGTCAAACTCGTCGTCGGGTTCTTCCGCTTCCTCTGCCTCCAGCTCGATTCGGGCGTGCTCGGCGAGTGCCGCAGCCTGTCTGTCGGGGCCGTTGCGCCCTTCGATGTCAGCCAAGAGACTCGCTCTGCGATCGGCCTCGGGTCGGAGGTCTTCGTAGCGCTGTTTCCAGTCGATGCTGTCGGGTGATTCGGTCTGGCCCTCGGGGGGTGCCCCGGTCTCGGGGGTCTCTTTGGGCTCGGGAGGCGTTCCGTTGATCGGGGCCTCGGGGGTTGCCTCATCGGGCATGTGTGTACTCCTTGCGGTGCCAGGGCCACGGAAAGGCGTTCTGGCGAGGTGTTTCTGAACCCCGGTCGCTCGGTGCGGGTGCGGGGTCTTGGGCCTCGGGTCTTAGGAGGCTGAAGTGGGAATGGGCGCCTGATCGGGCAACGGCGGCGGCGTTGAGGGCCGCGCCGCGTTGCTCATGCCGAGAGATTCCGCCGTAGTCTCCTGCGCAGCGGCGGCCTCGGCCTGATGCTTGGCTTCCAGTTCGAGGAAGGAGTCGTAGACCGCGTTGATCGCCTCTTGCTGGGGGGGCTCCAGGTCGTCGTACTCCGTACCCTTCATCCAGTCGGCGATCACGTCTTTCTGGACCGGCACATTGTCAAAGGGGCGAGGCATCCAGCCGGGGATAAATTCCCTAACGACAGCTTCGGCTGCCCCCATTTCGTTGACCGTTTCTTCGTAGCCGGGGTCCTCGCCGAAGAACGGCCGGCGCGCCGGGGTGTCGAAGAGAACTTCCGGGCCTTCCTTAACCTTCTGGATGATCAGATTGGCGCGGGCGACGTCCTTTTCGTAGGACTGCACCAGCCCTTCTGCGGTGCCACTGTTGATCGCCGCCATCGCTTCGTGGGGAGAAACCCAGCCCCGGTCGGCGTAGGCAAGGATTTTGGCTTCGATTGACTCGCGGGTAAGCGGTTCGAGGGACCCCGCCGAGACCCGTACATCTACCTCGCCCAGAAGTTCAGCGCCCATGAAGTCCGCGATCGGCTCGATGCCCTGCTCGCCTCTGATCTTCAAAAGCCGCGGCTCGGTGTAGTGGCTCTGCACCAGGTACAGGCAGTGGCGCATGAGCCGGGAATGAAACTTGGCGAGGTTCTTGTAGAAGTTGGCGCGGCGGGAAGAGTCTTTTTCAAGTAGGTACTGAATGCCTTTGCCCGATTCGACCTGAGCAGGAATGTCGTTCTGGGCGAAGATCCGGGCGATATCGGAGATCGCCTCTTCCTTCTGCTTGAACAGCTCAGGAGGAATCGGGGGGACCGGCCGCCATTCGGCATCCCCGACGACCCTGACGATCGCCCCTGGAACGTCGTTGATCTTGCCTGAGAGGACTTTCCCGTTCTTGACCAGGAGCTGAGGGTTGAGTGCCAGGTTCACCCACTCGGCGATCTTTGATACTGCGTGGTTCAACTGCCGCTGAGCGTCGATCGCGAAGCGGACCGGGCTCAGGTTGCGATCGGAGTCGGGGTCTTCGGAGTAGTGCAGCTCGTGCAGGACCGGCTCATCGAGAATCTTGCCCTCGCCGTCCCGGCATGGGTACGGACGCGAAGGAATGATGACCCGGCCATTGGCCATCGTGATCCAGCGACCGCTGGGATTGCTGCGGGAAGGCCGCTCCAGGTACTCGGTAACGAGAACAAGCCGCTCCTGTGCTGAGTCTGGATCGGAGGTTTCCGCCTTCTGCCCGTCCGCCTCCAGTTTCCCGCCGACATAGCCATCGGATTCCATCACCGAATCCATGTCACGGGCCTGTTTGATCGCGTGCCAGCGTGACTCGTCAAAACGGATTCCTGGCTCCCAGAAGACTTCATTGGGGCCGTAGACTCGAACCTTGATCTCCCCTTGGCCGATGGTCTTCTTCTCGCCGTTTACCTCAGCCTCGAAGTAGGGACCGACCGTGTTGTCGAAGTAGGGCCACGCAAAGCCTTCGTCGACTGCAACTGCGTAGCGGATCGTCCGCTCGGCGGCCTGATCGAGACCCCATTTTTCGTAGCCGTAGTAGGCGACCCGGCGAGAGAGAGCGGCTGCTGAAGTGCGGCGCGGTTCGTAAGAGGTCGGAGCTATGTCGTAGCCGGGAATCCGCTGGGTTGCGCCAGCGACCTCGGCCTCGGAGTGATCGTAGATGAAGTTGCGAACGCTCCGGACCCGGTGGCGGGCCCTACCCCCCCGGCGTTCGTAGTCGGAGGTCGTCGCCTGCTCGCGGATGACGTTCTGTGAGTCGACCCAGGAGTACTGCCTTCCCCGCACGAAGCGAAGGCACTCATTCCGTCGCGGAGCCCCTTCGGACATCGCGGCTTCGCCGCGCTTTAGCCGCGCCTGGATCTCAGGTGGCGCTTTCAGTTCCCCATTGACCGTCTGCACTACGGCCTGTTTGACGCGCGCAGCAACGGTCGGCATCAGGTGGCCGGCCCATCTTCATAGCCCGCGGCGGCGAGCTCGCGCTGTGCACGCTCAAGCTCCTCCTCATCCACCGTGAACTCGGGGAGAACTGGCAAGTCGTCCTTCGCCGCAGCGGGATTGTCCTCTTCGGCAAGGTAGGGCGCGGCCTCGGGAACCTGAATGCGGTTGTTCAGGTCTCGGCGCTCTCTGACCCAGATCTCGCGCTCTGTCGAAAACGAGGCCTCACGAGTGGTGCGTTCTCTCGTGCTGGAGACATGAAGAACGATAAGGAAAAGCCAGGAAACTCCAAGCGCCACCGCGAGAATGAGCATCAGGCCAACACCCTCAGCTTCGACCAGTCCGCCCATTCGCCGGGCGAGAGAACCCGAGACCCGACAGGACCGCCTTTCGGAACTGCCGATTCGAGACCTTGCGCCGCACCGAACGTCGCCCAGCGATCAGTTTTGCCGAAGGCGACGTCGGGGCCTCCGGACTCAAACTGGAACCACCAGGTATTCGTGCCGCCGGAAGTGTCAATGATGATCATTCCGAACTCGCGCATGGCTTCGAGAATCGTGGTGATCCAGCCTGCGCGCCCAAGGGCTTTGATTTCCGCAGAGGACATATTGAGTTGCAGACGGCTGCCGGTGATTGGGTATTTCAGGTCGCTGGCATCCCCGGCGGTGACTTCGGGGTCCTTGGTGGCGGCACCGTTGGCGATCGCGGAGTTGAAGACTCCAGCACGGACCCAGCGGGTGCAGATGCCGAGCGCGTGAGGGATGCGGCCTGCTTCTAGCTCGCATAGACGAATTGGCCCGGCGAGCAGCGACGTGCCGGCCGCCGTGGGAGAATGACCGCTTTCTGAGCGCCCATCCCCGGCGAGGTCGAAGACCGCCCCCGCGAAGGCGCCGTAGCGTTCTTCTCCCGGCGTCCAGCCATTGGCCTTCCACATCTCATAGGACCGAGTACGAGTTACGATTGCGAGATGCCCGTCCGAGCCGCCCGCTGGCGTCGCGGCAGCGGGCACCCGGATCAAGCGGTTATGCAAGGGGGAGACGCGAAGCTTTGCGGCGGCCGGGGCGGTGGTTTCGGCGATGGAAGGGTCCCGCTGCCCGGCTTTCAGCTTGATTCGCTTGACCGGATCGCTCTCCGCCGCGTAGTAACGCGGGTGCTCGAAGTCTGAAGAGGAACCACCGACGCCGATCCATCGATCCATTGGTTTACCAATTTCATTGAGGCGGGCAATTACCGTCGTTGAGTCCGCCGCGACCGAGGGGGTCGAACCGATCGGGGTATTCCACGGAGAAGTTGGCGCGAAGGGGACCCAGCCAGCGGGCGGCTCCGCCGCGTAGGAATAGTCCGACCCCGAGTCCCTCGGACCGTCAAATTGGACGACGTAGCGCGGTCGGTAGCTCAAGGATTCAGCCCGCTGATAAAGGCCCATGGCGTTATCGCGGAGGTGCTGAGGGCTACGACGCCTGCCATTGAGCCGGGAGTGGTGAGGCCCGCCGGGGCGGCCGAGGCCCCCACGAAGCCTTTGCCTGCGCCGTTGATCTGACCGGACCCGGATATGCCGCGAATCGTCGCTGGCGTAGTTCCGACTTGGCATACCCCGACATAGACCGGAGTATCTTCCTGGGCGATCCATGATCCTGAGCCGCCTTCGGAAGATTTGAAAACGAGCGTCTTGTCACTATTTGCTTCCCAGGCAGTTGAGGTGTCGTCTTTGCTGGTCGCTACCACTGCGGCTTCTTCTGCTCCGGTCTCATCTGGGATTGCCAAAGCGAAGAACTGGTGGGTTAGTGATTCGCCTTTGGCGTTCGAGACGAACGTCGCCGCTTCCACTGCCGCTCCGGCCGGAACAATGCATCCGGCGACCCAATACATCGTTCCTGAAACAGGGGTCACTGACGAAGATGCGGAGGGCCAGGGGTATGCCTTGGCGATTCCTTCCCGGCCCGCAGCGTCAGACGGAACCCAGAGATTCTTGGGGCGCCCCGTGATGGGTGGATTGACAACTGAACTCATCTTAGACCTCGCAGATGCAGAGGTTGGATTTCGCGGTCTTCGCCGCAGCGGTGACGACGCCCGTGTAGTCATCAATCACCATTGCCCCGCCTTCGGCATTCAGACGGGTGCCCTTACCGACTTCCGCGCCAGTGCCTTTCCAGACGTAAATGACATTCGCGGAGTCGTTGATCAGAGTCAAAGTGACCCTGGCTTCATTGGCGGCGGCAACGGTGGTTTCTTCTTCCTTGTTAACTTCCACGACCCCGCCGGGAGTTTTGGCTACATTCGCGCTGCGCGCGATATTCGAGCCGGTCGTGCGAGTCACGTGGTCACCGCCTCTCTGGCCTCCACGTACTCCGCAGCCGCTTCCTCGAAGCGCTCTAGCGATGCCAGTTTTTTCGCCTGTTCCTTGACCTGATCCTCCAAGGTCGCAAAGCGCTCCTCGACCTCCTCGAGCGGCACCATGTCGCAGAACTCTGCCGCAGCCTCTTTGACCCACCGGCAGGAGAGGTAGACCCTCCCCCGTTCGGTGATGTTGTTCCCCGTGTCAATGAATGGCCCCTCGATATCGCGGGAAGCGATGCATTTCCCCGGCGGCTTGGCCGCCTGGTCTACAACCTTGAAGCCGTCCATCAGTAGACGAACGCGACGGGACCCTTGGCCGCGACCCATTCGGTCGGCACCGTGATCGAGGACGGCACGACGTTTTTCGTGGACAGGGAGATTTCCCCGGTAAAGATGTTCTTGCCCGCCGTGTTGGCCGGGATCGTGCGGAGTTTCGCGGTCGCTCCGTTGGCGGTGATGCCGATGAAGTACTGGCCCGGCCCGTTCGCCTTGAAAGGCGAGACGAAGGCCAGTTCCTGCACCGTTTTTTCGGTCCCGGCCACGGTGCCTTCCGTCGTTTCCGAGGAGTTGGCGACCTTCTGGCCCTGCGAGTTGACCAGCGCCGCGATGACTTTGTTCGTGCCGCCGCCGGCGCCGAGCAGGTAGCCGACCCCGGTGATCGTCTTCGTGACGGGGATGAAGATCGAAGCCATGAACAGTTTTTTTTCGGCGAACGCCGTGTCGGTCCCGGATTCAGCGGTCGGGGGCTGCCAAGTATAGAAACCGGCTGGCGCGCTGAGCGGGGACGCCGCGGCTTCGCGGTGTTCGACCGTGATGTTGGCGCGGCTGTTGGAGATCACCCAGACCGTGTTTTCGACGTTGAAGGCGGAGGCGGAGGCAACTTCGGTGTCGGAGGTCGTCACATCGGAGGTGACCTTGTAGAACAATTTGCCGCCGCCGTTGTTGACGATCCGCGCCTGATACTCAGGGGTGGCGTAAATCGCCTTGGCTTTGTTTTTCCCGACGACGTAGGAGTCGGTGGTCGTGATCGGGGGCATCGCTTCTCCTTTAGGAAAGGTCCCCCAACGGGGGAGCCTCTAGTTGGAACTCTTCGGGATTGAAGTCCGGCTCGTAGCCGTATTCGTGTGAAGGCTTTTGCGCCTCGGCCTCGGACTCCCAGGTGCGGCTCATCACCGCGTAGCGCTTGGAGTCAACGAGGTCGAAGCGGGTGTAGCTGTCCTGCGGGACCGCCTGCCATTCATCTGCTGCGTCGGGGTTGCGGCGGTAGCGTTCGGTCTGACGGATCAGCTCCGGAACGCCCAGCTCTTGAAGCTCGGCGTTCGGCCGGGCGTAAAGGAGCGTCGGGTGTGGAGTGCCATCCGAGTCCTTGGCCTGGAGGCGTTTCTTGACCTCCAGGATTCCAGCGCGCCGGTCGTTGTTGCCAGGCTGGCAGTAGATCTCCTCGCGCGCGTAGGAGGCCTGGACCGCGTCGGCATGGATTTCGGTCGTCAGGTTGCGGTAGGTGGGATCGATGATGTAGGTCGGCTCGGGGAGTCCCCACTGGCGGTTGCGCCGCTTGATTTCGGCTGCGATTTCGGGGACGTTCGTCTTCGGCGGGGAATGCTCGGCGAAGAGCAGACCTGCGTTGTCGGAGTCCCAGGCGCTCCAGGTGACGCCGGTGTGGACGAGGCCGGGATCGATCGAGACGACGATGTCCTGCTGGCGGAGCTTTTCCAGCGGCGGCAGATCGACCACGTGGAGGCGTTCGCGAAACTCTTCAAAGAAGAGGCCGCCGAAGTGGACGAATTCACCGCTCTCCCTCGCCCGGCGTTCCTCCTCGGGCATGTCTTTGAAATACGCCTCGATCGCCTCGGACGTGTTCCACGGGTTGTCGGCCATCGACATTCCCATGACCGTGACGCCCGGCTCGTTGCGCCGTTCAAAGATTTCTTCGTTGACCCAGGTCGAGATTCCCAGCACCGGAGTCATGCCGATGATCTCGTCGCCTCCCGTGGAGACCAAACGAGCCCTGGCCTCTGAACGCATCCGCCGGCCGTTCGGGTTGTTGGGCTCCTCGTCCCAATCGACCCGGTGGATCTCCGCCGAGGCCCAGGCGTCAACGTCTTGGTCGTAGGTCTTCAAGCCGATGACCGAGCCACACTCGAGCTTGATCTGGCGTGACTGTGAGGAATAGGACTTGTCGAAGTTGCCGTTGCGGAGCTGGCTCTTGGGGATCAGCCGCCGCAGGATCGGGATCGTCGTGTCCTCGTGCTTGGAATACTTCGGTGCCCCCATCCAGATGTGGACCGGTGGGTCGAACTTCTTGCAATCGAGAAGGTGCGGGGGGACTTCCTCGCGCGGTATAAGCTGGATTACGTCGTCGGCCTTGCAGCAATAGCTCTTTCCCGACCGGTTACCGGCGATCATCGCCTTGGTCCCGAGCACCGGAGCCTTGACCCGGTTGAAGGCGAGCTGTTTCTGGTGGACCTTCCGGGAGAGTTCCGGGTTGTTGTATGCGTAGAGGGGGTTGGCCCGGACTGCTTCGGCTACCTGGCGGAGCTTTTCTTCGGCGAGCTTGCGCTTCTCTGGTGAGATCTCCGCGAGAGCACTCAAGGGCCGTCCATCTCGATGCGCACGGGTATGGGCTGTGCGGCGGCATACTTCATGAGGCAGTCCCAGCTACAAAAGTGGAGCGGCTCTATCGACTGGTCGCAGACTTCGCGAACCTCGATGATTCCGCGCGGCAGGTAGGGCGGGGGGCTCGCGGTCGACGCGTGGGTGAGACAACGATCCTCGTCACTATCGGGGTCAGGGGGTCCGTCGCAGTAGTAGGTGCGCTCGACGCTCATCCTGCCACCGAATATTTCTTTTCCAATCGCTGGAGGGTCGGGGAGACTTCGGGCTTGGTTGAAGCCGCCTCCCCCACGCCAACTTCCTTCAGCCTGCGAGCCGTCCGGCGGTAGCGCTGCTGCGCCGTAAGGCGAATCGGGGATTTCGAGAAACCCGGCTTGCTCACCGTCGCGCCAGCACCGCTATCTATGGTGGCTGAGGTGCCGCTTGACGAGAGGGTCATACCGGGGAAAGAGGCTGAGCCAGATACACCGGGCGCGGCCCCCCCGAGCTGAAGCGCCTGCTTACGGCCGAGGCCGGGAACGTGCCCCACGCTGTACGCACCGCCCGAGTTGCCGGAAGCAACCTCAGCGTCTCCTACCGACTTCGGGAAGTAGCCGGCCCCGCCTCCTGAGTTCGAGTTCGAGGTGCCCCAATATTCGCCCTTCACCGAGTCGTAGATGAAGGTGTGGACGGAGTTGTAGAAGACCGTGATTGCGCCAGGCCCCGGCTTCAGCACCTGGCCCATATCCCCCGACACGAGCGATCCCTTGAGGACGCCCATCTTGTCGAGCGCGTAGGAGACCGCTCCCGAGCAATCCGCACCGCCGATTGGATTTGACCCGTGGCCGCCGGCCCAGACGTAGGGCTGTTCTCCTCGCTGATTTCTGCGGTCGAGCTGTTCCATCGCCGCCCGCCCTGCCTTGTAGCGCGAGACGACCTGCTTAGGGGGAGGGCCAGCTTTCGAGGGGAGGGGGACTCCCTTCTCCTTCGCTTCCGCTTTGACGCGGGCGAGTTTGCGTTCGGCTCTCGGATTCGGTTTGCCTTTGAACCCGACCTCGCCGAGCGTCTGCTTGATCAGGGTCGGATCGGTCCCCCACGGACTGGCGCCAATGGCGTCGACCTGAACCTTGGCCGGCGCGCCTCTCGTAGCGCGCACGCCCTCGTAGTAGGGAGCCGTGTTGTAGTTGTGGGCCGTCTCCCGCACGCCTTCTTTCAGCGAGGAATAGCGGATGCCCGGTCCCATGTTGAGGAAGTTGTGGGTCTCTTCGGCTTCGGTCTGGGCCGCGTTGCCCTCCTCCGCCCGAGCCTGCGCGGCGATCGTCCGCGACTTTAAGTGCGTCGCCTTCGCGACCCCTCGGACGAACTTCCGCTGTTCGGGACCGAGATCCCCGGTCAGATGCCCGCCTGAGCTCGCAACCTCTTTCTTGGCCTGGCGGTATTCAGTCCTCAGGCGTTTGGCGACTTTTGCGACGGGCTGAGCGGATTTCGCATGTATGTCATTTCCCTTGAAGGGAACCGTAATCTGTTTCCCGCCTTCGGCGTTGAAATCCCTGGCGCTTTTCTGCTCGACCTCCTGAATCGGAGCCAGCTTCGGGGCGGGAGAAGGTTTGAGGCGGGCTGCCCTGACGGCTCTTTCAGTCTTCGCCACGCGCTTCTCAGAAGCTCTGGAAGTACGCTGGCGCTTGGCCTTGTTCTGACGGACCAGAGTTCTCGCCTGTCGCCGTCTCGTGGCGCTGCGCCGGGTGGCGGCAACGGTGACGCTGCGAGCTTTCGGTGGAAGAGACGCGACCGCTCGTTCGTACTCAGCGGTCGCCCCCGAGTAATCCCCCGCCGGTCCTCTCGCAGCCTGCCTCGGCTTCGGCGCGACCGTCGGGGTCTTCGGTCTGTAGCCGGGGATCGAAAGGTCAGCGTGGTAGCCAGCGCTCCGCGATCCAGTTGGGCGATTGCGAGACATCTACGATGGCACGCTTTCGTCTTCGTCAGCCACCGAGGTAGGCCCGTCCGTTCGAGGCCCTCATCCGCGCTTTGCGACCCGGCAGCCGCTTACCCCTGACTTGACCTGCTTCTTCGCCACCAAAGCCCAGACCTGACGTACGCGCCTTCGGCGGCGTAACCCGTGGACCGTCCTGGCCGCCGAAGCCGAGGCTCGATTTCATCCCTGTCTTGGGGCGTCCTCCGTCAGGACCTCCGAATCGAGGTCCTGAGACAGAACGTTTCATCGCCGCCATCGTCATTTGTTTGCGGGTCATGCCCGTACGTGCTGGCACTTGAAGTCCTTTCGGAAGAGTCTTAATTGACTGAATGAGTCAAGAAGGCCGCGTTTGTCCTGAGAAATGTCAGAGAGGGGACAGATTTGTAATCAAAGGGGCCTCGCGCGATTGACCCCTCCTCCCTCCCCCTATGCCGAGGTTCGGCTTTCAGGCACTCCGTGTTCGTGCTTCGTTCGGACTAGTGACGCACGCAGTGACGCAGAGGAAGAGCAAAGGGCATGACCAAGGGCTTTATGACCAATGGCCCACGCTGGTGAGTCCAAGCCTGGAGGGCTTGAGGTCGCCTTGGTCTACGCGCGTTTAGACGAGTGAGTCTGAAGACGCGGGGAGAACAGCAGACTCGATGTCCTCTTCCTCTACGACTTCAGCGTCTATGACGACCGAGGGATCTACACCCATTGCCTTCAGCTCCTTGATGGTCCCGCTGAGGTCTACGGCTACTCGACTCGTAGCCTGGCCTGAAAGCAGTTGCGCCTTCTCCGTGTGGATGCCTGAGCCGATGTCTGCCTTGCCCATGGCGTTGACCAGGTCCTTGTCCTCCATCAGGCCCAGACGGGCGGCTACAAAGCCTGCTGCGGCCTGGGCGAGCTCCATCTGTTGACGAGCAAGGGCCATGTGCTGCTCGGTTGCCTGGGCGGTGATGGCGGGGAGGGCCTCGACGCGGAGGCGCTCGTACTCTTGCACCCGCTTGCGCCTGCTCCATTCCCAAAGCGTCTTCTGTCCCACGGAAGGCGCGTCCTTGTCTGCTTCGAGGTTGCGAGCGGCCATGTGGGTGTTGCCCGAGCACGCTGCAACCTCTACGAGAGCGCGGGTGATCTCGGCCTCGGTGTAGCGCGGGACGGTTGCCTTGGGCTCTACTGCGGTCTCGGTCATCGAAGTGTTAGGTCCCTTGACAGTGGCGTTTCGCTCATGGCTTCGCGTGCATCTCACTGAGCGGGGTGTGGACGTTGACGAGGGCGCCGCAGTTGATGCAGCGGTAGTCGCCGATGCGGTAGAGCGCGCGGCCGGTGACCAGGTGCGCGCCGCGCGAGCAAGGATGCGGTTCAGGCTTCTCGTTGCGGATCTTCTCGCACGCCTTCAGGAGGCTCTCCTTGGTCAAGGTCTCAGCCGACCTGACCTCGTTCGCAGTCCAGAGGTTCATCCCAGCCACCAGATTAGCCCCAGCCCTACCAGACACCCTCCAGCGAGTAGGGCGAGGGCTAGATCCTCTTTGTCGGCTTCGCTCATGCGGAGACCTCGGCAGTGAGGAGCGTGTCAACGGTGTCGTGCAGGAGGCGCGTGATCTCCTCGCCATATTCAAAGCGCTCGGCGTTCTGGTCTATCGAGCGGTGAATGTCCCCGTCGTCGTGCCGGCGCGTCGCAGCGATCCAGTCGCAGAGCATCTCCGTTAGCTGGATCAGGTCCATTTCCTTGATTCCGCAGTCGAAGTGCTCTGGGTGATGGTCGTTGACCGCGTAGTGATGCTGTAAGCCCTCGCCCATTCCGGCCAGAAACGTTTTGTATTCCTCGCTGCCGTAGGTCGAGCCGCTCAGCTTGGGCGTGTACTCATCGAAGACCGAAACCTCTGGGTCCTCCAGCTTGGAGCGGTCGTGCCTGTGGGCGCGCTCCGTCAGATCCGCCGCCGCACCCAGCAGCAGCCCCCGCACTTGGGCGATGTGTTCGTGCGTGTCCGGTCGCGAGTCGTAGGTCATGCCATCACCATGATCTCGCCAAGCGCCTCAAGCGCGTGCTTACGATCGACCAATCCGCAGTCGTTGATCCGCGCCCAGACCTCCTCGTCAACGATCTCCCACGCAGGGGTACCGCAGGGGTCGCAGAAAGTCGATTCCTGGTAGGAGCGCAGGTAGCAGCCGCACGAACGGCACTCGCGCACGGGAAGCTCCTCACGGTGCGTGGGAATGGGCTTGTCATTGAGGGTTCGCATGGCTGGTTCATGGGTTGGAAGTGGGAACCCGCTTCTATCCGCGACTTCGAGGAGCGGGCGCAGCGTTGTAGCCGCCGCCGGAGACTCAAGCGGCGAATCGCGGACTACGAGGGGAGAAGGGATCGCTGAGACTGTCCGGACGGGCGGGATGCGCGTTGTGCGAGTCGCGCGTCCTTAGCCCAGCGAGCCTGTGTGCAGGATAGACCGCTCCGGAAGACGGAGAAACGAGTCTCGTTCTCAACCAGCTTCCACCAGGCGTCGTTTGGCCCTCGCCATCGCTTCATCCTGGGCCTTGCCGCCCGTCTTCGTAGCGTCTATGCGGCGCATCGCTTCGCCGCGGCCGATGTTGGCCCACTGAGCTTCAACCGCAAGCTGGCTCTCATACGCCGCCGGCACACGCTCTGGCTCGTCTTCGTAGTCCCCTGCTTCATTGCGTTGTCCTGAGAGCCCTGGGAGCCTGCGTACGGAGTCCTGGTCGATCCTCACGGTGGCCTTGACTTCCGGCTTCGTGCCAGAGCCTTCGTCCCAACGAGCGCTTGAGAGGACGCGGACGCGGAATTGGTACCTGCCAGCGTCGTTGTAGACCGCGTACTTGTGGCCTGAGAGGCATTCGGGGGCGTCCTCGGGCCAGTTGATTCTCACCGGCTTGCCGCCTGCGGTGCGGATGCGCTTGCGGGTACGGGTCGGGAGCTTCATGGCTTGCGGAGAGCGCTGTCGAAAAATGGAGGGGCGAGTAATCTAGGCCGCCAAGCCCACCGGAGCCATGCGTCGGCGTGGCGCAGGTTCGTACGACGTCCAACAGCGAGACGCGGCTGATAGGTCCCTCGAAGCACCTTCCAGAAGTCGCGCTTACGCGGCTTGATGGCTTCGACGTACCAGGGAAGCTCGGGGAACTCATCGCCGGCCACGGCCTTGACGCCAATCCGCTGCGAACCGATCACGTCCCCGATCCAAGGCGAGAGCGTGATCGGTTTGTATGACTTGCTCACGCGATCACGTCCAAGGCGTGCAACTCATCCGCGACCGCCCGCAGGGCCATGTCTTCGAGCATTCCTCGAACCTCATGCCGCGCAGCGTCCTTCGCGCTGGGTTTCTCGCTCATTCATTGCTCCTTTCGTGCAACGGGGGAGGACGTGAAGCCTCCATAGGACGTGCGACTCAGGAGACCGCGCGAGTCCTTGAGCTGGGCACCTATCGAGTCATGAAGCAGGCGCTCCATCGGAGACATCGCCGCGCGCTTCTCAGCGCGGATGCGCTCCTTCTCGGTCTCAGGGAGGGCTTCAAAGGCTTCACGCTCTGCTTTGCGCTTCGCCTGCTCTGCTTTCTGCGGCTGGAGTGCAAGGAGGGCTGCTTCTCGCAACTCAGCGAAGTCAGGGAGATCGACCTTTAGCCGCAGCGGTTCGACCTCGCCCCACTCTTCGTGGAAGTGATTAGCGCTTTCCCCCTCCCAGCCAAAGCTCTCCCACGTCTGCTCAAGGCAAACCGGGCAGACCAGCAGCGTGTAGTCCGGGCTCAC